AGGAACGGATTATGTAGCGCCAAGTTATTTTTCACAAGCCACACCAGTTTCACTCACAATGATAAACGGGGCGACATCGCAAGGATGGTATAACGTTGTATATAAATCCGGAAATGTTGGACTTGTTTTATTGGCAATCACAGTTTCATCGTCATCCGGGATTGCAAACAATACCACTATCGCTAATTTACCAACCGGATATTATGCATGGCAGGTGGCTATGGTTAATCCGAGCGGAAACGCAAGCAATACAGGAGCAATTGGTGTGATTAACGGAATCGTTCGTGTATCTGGAATACTGGCAAAAGGAAGTTATACTTGCTGTATTCCATATATCATAGCTGAATAGGAGTATGCAATTATGAACACAGAGATTTTAAAAAAAGCTTTTATTCCTGAAAGCGAATGGGACAACTGCTATATTTCCGATGATGGCATGATATTCACGCCTAGATATGATGACAATGGTGATATGGTGCAAACAGGGGAACAGGCGTATAACGAATATATTAATGCGTTAGAAAATCAGCCTATATCTGAACCGACAGAGCAGGAGCAAATCAACGCCATGCTGATGCGAGAGATTGCTGCTTTGAAAGCGCAGGTGACAGCGCAATGATGTTTGAAACCATTAAGGAATATTACCGTAAAAAGCTATTTACCGATGAAGATATGTTCAGCTTTGTTTCTATTGGTTGGATTACAGAAGAACAAAAGAACGAAATATTAAATCAGAAAGGATAAAGCCATGCCATGACGGAATTAGATATCGAGAGAATCACAAAGATAGAAGAACGCGGAAAATCAAACACTCATAGAATAGAAGAGTTGGAGCAAGTGACAAAAGCAATTTACGAGCAAAACACCACGATTGCTAAGCTTGTGAAGACGATGGAAAACAACAATGAGATTTTGAAAGACCACAGCGACAGATTAAAGGCGATCGAAAAGAAAGCTTCTGATCGGATGTCGCAAATCATCAGTGTTATTATTGCCGCCATTGCGAGCGGTATAATAGGATATTTTGTTAGTACTATGCTGAAATAAGGAAAGGATGTATTAGTTATGAATCTGGAATTTTTAAGTGAGTATTTTGTACCCGTCATTATTGGCATCTGTCTTTGCGTAGGATACGTTGTAAAGAAATGGGTAAAAGATGTCGACAACAAGTATATACCGACCATTAACGCAGTGCTAGGTGTCATTCTGGCGATTGTAATGAATCTGCACAGTATTGATGTCGGCATAATCCTTGGCGGGCTGGCGAGCGGTTTAGCTGCTACCGGCATGCATCAGGCATTTAAACAGATCATAGAGGGGGATGAAGAATAATGGCGGTTAAAATCTACTCTTACAAAGCTGACAAAAACAAGAAGTTGTCTGCACATTTCAAAGTGAAAGAATTCCGATGCAAAGACGGCAGTGATAAAATTCTGATTAATTCAGATTTAATTGCTGTACTGGAAAAACTTTTTGAGAACCTTGGCTGTGATACTATGAATATCCAATCCGGATACCGTACCAATGAATACAGCAAAAAAGTAGGCGGTTATGCCGGAGATCAGCACACGCAAGGAAATGCTGCTGATATCTGGTGCAAGAAAAACGGAAAAAAGATGGATGCAAAAGACATCTGCTGTGTGCTGGAAGAATTAAACCATCAGGGCGGTGTAGGATATATTTCCAAAACCAATGTGCACGTAGATGTGCGCGGGAAAAAGGTGTGGTTTGACGAAACCAAAAACGAACGCACAACCGAAAGCTGGTATAAATATTTCAATATCACAAAGCCGGAGGACAAGCCGAAAGCAGTCAAATACAAAGTAACATGCCTATCCACATGGATTCGTAAGGCTAACGCGAAAGGCGGATTGCTTGAAATCTATACACGCGGAAAGATTGTAGAGGTTGTCGGCACTTCCGGCAGATACAGCAAAATCATATACGGCAAGAAAGGTTTGGAGTATGCTTATATTCCGACCGAGTATATCAAGAAAGTTTGATTTTTTGCGGATTGTATGGTATAATAAATATATTGATCGTGGTGCTATCTTATAGGTATAAGCCTAGGACGCATCCGCAAAAGGCTCCTTCGGGGGCTTTTTGTTTTACACTTCACAGCGGGCGGGGAAACTCGTCCGCTTTTTTGTTTTTATGATGTCCTTGCATTACCTATTAGAATATAATATCTTGAAATAGGTGATAATAGCGAAAGGAGAAACGAATCATGATAAAGCAATTGACTACAAAAATAAGGATTAAAACGGCGGCAATGCTGCTTAACAGTGTTATAATTCATGACTTCGAATACGAAAATGATTTATTGATGTCACACAATAAAAAAGAAAATATCAATTTTCTATATACACAGCTTGACAAAATGTGTTACAATATAGGCATAAATGAAAAAACGTTAAAAAAAGGTGTGGCTGTTACTATGTATCCTGCTATTGATATTGCATATTATGTGATAAATTGGTTTAACGAACAAGATATGGGTATAAGCAACTTGAAACTTCAAAAAATATTGTACTATATTCAAGGCGAATTTTTATTGTGTGGGAAGCAAAATGGATGTTTTCCAGATACAATTCAGGCATGGAAACACGGTCCTGTAGTTCCGTCTGTTTATTTTAAATTCAATTGTTATTTGGCAGAACCGATATTTTTAATAAATAATGTTGACCCTAAAATTGAGGATTGTGATAAAAAGATAATAAATAGTGTTTTAAATAGATATAAGGATATTGACGCGTGGGAAATGGTAGAAAAAACACATAAAGAGTCACCTTGGAAATCTGTTTATAATGATAGAGAGCAAAACATTATTATTCCCATAGATGAAATGAGAAAGTTTTTTAGCAAACGAGGCGCAAAAAATGTCTAAAGATTCTACACAATCATTATATCAAATAGCGTCGGATATTTACTCTAAACCGTTAAATGCTTCTGAAATACAATCTAAAGTTGATAAACTGAACAGCTTTTTTAATTCAGGTAGCAAACCATGTTATGCACAATACTATTCCATAGCTCAGCAAATGGTTTTAGATTTACAAAATCGAGAAATGACATTTGAAAATTTAAAAAAATTAAAGTCGAAATACGAAAGCAGCGATAGTTACAATATAAACGTTGGAAAGTTTATTGATTATTTAGAATTAGAAATTTCTAGAAAGATTGACCTAGAATCAGAAATAGAATCTATATCATCTGAAACGCATGATTTGTCCCGAAAATTAGAGCAATCTAAAGATGATGTTGATAGTATAAATCAAGATTATGCGAAAATTAAGTCAGAAATAGAAGAATCATCCTCTAGATCTATTACTATTCTTAGCATATTCGCTGGCATAGTGGTGGCATTCATGGGAGGATTTACGTTGTTAGGCAATAGTTTAGCTGCATTAGACAATTCTGTAAGTAAGTATAGGTTGTTCTTTATGATTACACTTATAGGATTTGTTTTATATAATATAATAATTTCGCTGATGTTTATTGTATGCCGAATTAACGGAAAAGATATAGGCGTTCAATGTAAATTGGGATATGCTTGCAGTGATTATGGATGTAAAAAGTATAAAGAAAATAAAATATTACGGAATACGTTATGCCAATCTTTAAACAAATACCCTTACATATTTGTAGTTGACATAGTGATGATATATATTATGTATTTTATATTTGTGCTTTGGGCATATAGCAAAAACAATTCTGATATATTTATTGAAATTTTTGAATCATTCCCTTGGCTAAAAGATTGGTATTGTGAAATTGCAGTTTTATTGATTCCTGTTGTGCTGTTTTTGTTTGTTGTAAAAGTGCTTTTACGAAACAATAAAAAAGAATCAGAATACGAATAATTTTCCCCGCCAACCCGGCGGGGTTGTTTTGTAACTTATCAAATTTTCCGATTTTTGATTAGTTACCTCACTTATAACCACGTTATCTTATCAATTTCTCCGATTTTTGATAGGTTATATTGCTATAATAAAACTAGGGCTACGGAAATAAATCCATAGCCCACGCAAAACAATTAATGTTTTTCTTTCAATATTATTATATATTCTCATCTTGTATATGTCAATATACCTAGATCATATATGGTGATATACATACAACCATTTGTGATATAAGTATTAGATCTGAGGCAACGATGGAAATATATCTACGGTAAAGTTGTTGTTATATAGGTTTCCTTTGGTATTTCTTTCGTCTTTTTGATATTCAAATCTGTCCAGTATGCTTTTTAATAACGAGTTTTTTTCTTCTGGCGTTTCAAGTAAAAAATAAGCGTCTAATATGTGCTGTGTTTGTTCTAGCTTTTCTAATGTCATCAAACGATTATCGTTTAGCTTACCGGAAATATTGTTAATCTTCTGCAATAAATCAGATTTATTTTCTTCTAACACTTTATGTCTGGACTGGAACACTTCCGTGGTATATACTCCTTGTTCCAATAAATCATAGGTCTTAGAGATCTGTTTTTCAATTTTGCTTAGATCGCTTTTTAATTTTGATAGTGATTTTTCAAGGATCTTAGTATCCGGCAAAACTCCTTCTTGCTTCCCTCTGACAATATAATCATGCAACCAATCTTGAAGCTCGCGGACGATAGTCTTTTCAACCATATCCAGTGGAGCAGAAACAGTATTGCAATTTCGATTAGGGCATATAATTTTGTCTACTTTGTTTTTACTGCTTGCCCCAAGTCTGGTAAGCATAGTGCCGCATTTTTTGCAATATCCTAAACCGGACAGAGAGTTTTTTAAGCTAAGATTGCTTTTCACCGGAGCACGATAATGTTTTTTCATTATCAGTTGAGCCTTTTCGAAATCTTCGTCATTAATTATTGCCGGATGCAAACCTTTTACTAAAATGCAGTCATTGCTCTTTCGACGTGATGCATAATTCCCGCCAGATTTTTCATAAGGTCTATATTGCCAACGTATTTTTCCAGTATATACTGGATTAGTTAAAATATCTGAAACAGTTGATTTTGACCATGTATTACGATATCGTGGCTTGATACAGAGCTGATCTAACTGACCGCAAATTCTTTGCATACCAATACCAGACAAATACAGAGAGAATATTTTTTTCACTACATCCGATTCATTGTTTGGCTTAAGAGTGTATCCTGATCCGTTTACGATTTTAACTTTATCGTATCCGTAAGGTGGAACGGATGATATAAACTTTCCCTCTTGAACGGCTGCGATTCTTCCGCGTTGAATTCTTCGATTTATGGTCTTATATTCTCGGCGTGACATAAACAGCCCAAATTCAAAATATTCTTCGTCAAATTCGTTGTCCGGATCATAAGTTTTATTTGGAGTAACAATCTTGGCTTTTCCGCGTTTAAACGCGCGCGCAACAATCCCTTGATCTATGGTGTCGCCTCTTGCCAGACGTTCCACTTCCATAACCAAAACGCCATCCCATTTTCCATCCTCTACCTCATTAAGCATTTCTTGTATTTCGGGGCGTGCTTCAATTGTTTCTCCGGATACGATTTCTTTATATATTTTAGTAATTGTCAGATGGTTTCGCTTGGCTAGATCGATCAGTATATTTTGATGTCTTGCGAGAGTTTCCATTTCTCCCATTGCTTCAAGCTCTAAATCTGCTCTTGATTTACGCAAGTATATACAGTATGACATTTATTTTCATCTCCTGTTTTCGAAATTACGATCAGAAAATATAAGTATAATATCTTAAATTAGGGTTTTCACAGGTGCGATTTAAAATCACGTCTGTTCGGATATATTTTGATAGGTGAGGAACAAAGTTCCGACCCTTTTCAACACTTCTGTGTGGCTGTATACGGCGTGTTTGCTTGTGGTATATAATTGCCCTTGCCGAAGCATTGACAGCCGTTTAAACAGCCTGTATAATGTCTAATAAGGTGCTACATAAAAACGGTATAGGCGGTTTGCCACTCCCTTGATGAAAGGGGGTGTTGCCAATGGAGAGTATAATCTATTTGATTATTATTCTTATTCTCATCGAGAGAATTTTACATATAGGCAAAAAGAAATAACCGCCCAACCCTGCAAAAGTTAGCGGTTATTCTTTAATCACTTTCTTTGGGTGAACCGTCTTTATCGGTAGCACCTTTTCTATTTACATTATAACCGCTTTTTATATGATTGTCAACCCGCTTGCGTGATTGCAGTAGGGTATTTTTTGTGGGCTGTACGTTCAGGTATGGGAAACTTATTATATTCAATTTTTATTAGATTTCATCGATTATCATTTTAAAGCAACGATCTGTTTTATAAAATTCTGTTCGTTTAGCAGACATCAATGCCTCTTTCGCTAAATCTTGCTTACCCATTTT